GTCTTGACTTCCCAAAAGCGGAAGTCTGGAAGTTTGATTTTGGGAAGTCTGGATTTCCGAATCCGGGAAGTCTGAAATGGGCGCAGAAAGGGGAACGTCTGGCACCTCAGTCGTGGCGAATTTTTTGACGTAAATCTTTGCCGGACGGCCTTGCCCCTGCTTTACGCGCTCGATCAGGCCAAAACCATCTTTGCCGGTGTCCAGTTCAGCCAGCAGCCGAACCGCTTTGTTGTGTCCGCACATGAGGTCAGTTTGAATCTCGTCGAGCGTGTAGTAGATATAGACGCGCCCCAGCTCGTCATACCAGCTGTGTTTGGCGGATAGCCCCATGCGGTCGAGCATCAGACCGTAAAGCAGCTTTGCTTCGGTGGAGAGCGTCTTGAATTTCTTGCTGCGTACCAACAATCTGGGAATCCGGAAGTAGCTGAACTGCTCGGATTCTTCACCATAAAAGTAGGAGAAATTGACTTGCGATTGCATGAAAATCACCTCGATATGTGGAATTTTGGCAATAAAAAATGGACATTCACGTTTTCACATAAATGCCCATTTTCAACGG